TGGTTCAAAATGGAAAAAGAATTAAAAGATGGAACTGTTATTAGAGCTATAAGTGAATGTATTATGGATGGTGATGAAAATGATAAATCGCTTACTGTAGGAAAATTATACCAAGTGACTTCTAAAGAAGACGGTAAATTCACAATCATTGATGATACACAACACACTCACCACTTTGGTGTAAATTTAGAAAGTGAAGGCTTCTTTGAATTCATACCATGTGAAGAAATGTCAAAATTAATGAGTGACTGTTTCAAAACTCTAAATGACGCTAAATTTAATGAAGTTTCGAGAATTCACACAACTATCGAAAACGAAATTTCTGACTCAGTTTCAAGAATGTTGTATTACGATAGAAAAGAAGATTATGAGCTTCCAGTAGGTGTAATTGATAAGGCAGTTAGAGACGGTGAAATTTCAGTTGACGACATGGTTAATAAATTTAGAGAAGAATTAGAAAAAGGATTAGAGAAATGAAAATTAAAACTCAGATTATAGACAACAAGGCGACTACTTCGGAAGTCACAGAGGTGAATGTGAATCATTTAACTGAAACCACAGATTCTGATGGTAAGACAACTTGGCAAGTAGATGATTTCGTGGTGCACACTAATTTCTATCCTTCGTCAAATGATTTACCAAAGTTCATGACAGTTAGGGCTGAAGGTTTAATTTTAGAGAATTATAAAAATTCAAACACATATATTTTAAGAAAGGTTTAAAATGACAAAAGCAAAAGTGGTAGATGTAAAACAGAAAAATGGTTATAAGAAAGAATTAGGTATAGCATTCGTCAACTTGGCGTTGGCTTTCATATCGGTATTCGTATTTGATTATTGGTTCGGTAAGGTGACGGAGTTATCATGGCTACAAATGGCTGAAAACTTCGGGGTGGTATTCCTCGGGGCAACGACATTGTTCGTTGGTAAGACCTTTTATGGAAAAGGTACTATTAACAACTTGAAGAAAATTATATACACGGCATTCCTCGCAATAGCTACTGTTGCATTGATGCTCTATACCGCATTGGCTCTAAATATCATGTACCCGTTGAGTGGTGCCATATTGGTGTTCATAGCGTTCTATATGTTAAGTCTTAGTGCTTCTACAATGAACTTAGTAGGAATTATTTCAACGGCTATGATATTGGGTACTGGAATCGCGTTCATGAAAATGAAAGATGTGATTGATTGGGGTACGACAGGATTGCTTGCTGAATTTGCAATGTTCTTAATCCTATTCATAGGTGGAGTTTGGCCACATTTTAGACGTTGGATGCACGGTGTGACTGGTGTAAACAAAGATGGTGGTGGCTTTGGCTCTGATGACTCTGAAGGGGGTGATGAGGGTGACGGTGACGGTGATACGGGGGATGAGGATTAATATCCTCATTCACAAATGAAATTTATAAAAAATGTATATTTCCTAACGGATAAACCAACTGAAAAAATCGTAGAGGCAAAGCTTCCCCATCTCATGAGTAAAGATGAGTGGGAAGTGATTAGAGATATTATAGAAAAAGAATTTAATAAGAAGGATTAAAATGGGATTAGCATTTGGAGTTTTAGGATTTTTGACGTTTGCGTCAATGTTTGGTATGGGGTATTGTTTGACAAGTAAAGGTCATTTGAAAGAAAAGATTTTAGAACTTGAAAAAGAACTTAAGGATTTAAAATGAAAAAAGCAAAAGTTCAAGAACTAACCCACGGATTATATCGTGTCTTTTGGAAAGAAGGTGGTTCTTCTCTCGCAGCAGTAGGTAGTTTGGCAAACGGTGATAGATGGATTTCACCAACTAATTGGATATCTCCAGGATCGAGTGATCGGGAAATTTGGAAAGCTATAAAAGAAGTAATGCTCATTGAGCCTACAAAATAATAAGGATTTAAAATGAAAAATTGGATAATTGGAATTGTGGCAGTTGTGTTAATAGTCGGTGGTTTCATAGGGATTAAATTGTTTTCAGAAGAAAATCAAAACAAATTTCAAAGAGCGTACCTTACTTCATATGGGTTTAAAGAGGGTAGAGTAGAAGTATTGGCTGGACAAACGAAACCAGTGATTACTTGGTTTGGTGTTGAAAAATTAACAACTGCTACTGCTTCTGATTCAGACAGTTCAAGGGGTTATAGATACGGGTTTGGGTATTATGATGAAAATCACAATAGACAATTAGACGCAAATGAAAAGTCACTTGGGAAAAAGTATTTCGAAATTGGTCCATATACTATGTATGTGTACAGAGATGCAAGTAGATAATTAAGCAAAGTTTAAGCTACATTACGGTATAATAGAGTATAAAGTTTGAAAGGCTTAATATGACTCAAAAAGATATCACAAATTTAAAAGTTGGTAACATTTTAGTAAACACTAAATCTTTGAAAAAAGGTATTAGGTGTGTAATAGTTGTGAATCAACTAAGACCACAATATGTTCACTTTGACCACATTGATAGTAATGGTGGTGTATCTAAAGGTCCATCACAAATTGGTCATAATTTCCTTGAAGAAGAATATGACCTATTGGAAAATGTCGTAAATGAACTACCAAACATAGATTCATTTTATGTTAAAATTCCAGAACTAATCCATAACCTAAAGAAATCACATACATCGGATATAACTGAAATTGTTAATTGGTTGAGTCATTATGATGCTTGGAACCCAAACGGGGAATTGAATAAATTAAACAGAGACAAACTTATATCAGACGCACTAAATGAAATTTGTGTAACGAAAAATGAAATAGCCAATAAAGGATAAAGATGCAAGAAAAAACAACTACATTTGAAAATATCATTATTTGGCTAGAAAATCATATAGTAGCCGTATTGGTTATTTTGGGATTGGTTTTTGTCATAGGACTTTTTAAGTACCTTCATTATTGGGATGCTATTGGCTTACTTGTATTGAACTTAGGTCTTGGGGTAAAACTCGGGGGTGCTAAGACATTTGCTATGGGAGTAGCTAAATCTGGTGGTAAGAAAGCTCTTGCTATGACAACGGCTGGGGTCTTGCTTAAAAGGCACTTAATTGATGTTATGTCAAAGTTCTTTGCTGAACATTCAGTTGGGCGTTATAAAGCAAATATCGTCACTGTATTTAAAATGAAGATGCAGGATATCAAGGATAGTACACCAGTTCAAAAGGCAAAGGCAGTCGGAAGTACGTTATTGTCTGTTCCGTTGTTCTACTTCTTCTGGACAAAGGTGCTAGGGACTGCGATTCAGAAGTTTTTGTATGCATTAATATACCCTCTATTTGCAGGGTTGTTTAATTTCATAGCAACTGGGTTCAGTTTCATATCATCTTTCATAGCGTTTATATTTCAACTAACACTATTGAATTATTTGATAACTTGGATGGAGAAGCGTCCTATTGGTAGAGCTATGATTAATTGGGTAATGACAACAATAGGTTTCTTAGGAGACATATTAAATTTAGTGAATTCAGTTTTCAAAGTGGTAGGAGTAGACCCAAAACATAGACTTGTAATATGGTCAATTAATTTCAATAGATGGTTAGAAAGAATTATAAATAAAGACTTGAATGCAAGGGATAAATTAATTCAGCGAAGAGAAATTCATCGTACTTCTAGGGAGATGTTATTGGTGAAGCGTGAAGCTCGTAAAGAAAAAGAAAAAGAATCACTTCACAAGAAGGCGAAAACCTTCTTTGATGAAAAGGTACTTAAGAAAAGAGATTGGCGTAAAGCTAGAGAAAAAAGAAAATCACAAAGGAACAGAAATGGTAGAGTTTAATAAAGAAGAGTTAGAAGCAATTAAGAGCGTAATGAATGTATTCAATTCCATACATAAGGATTATTTAGGTTCAAGCGAAGCAAATGAAATCGCTACAGGAATTTGGGTAAAGTTAGAAAAAGCTGGTGTTGTAAACATTGAAAAGGATTTAGATTATGAAGATACCCTTGAAGCTAACCTTTACGAAGAATGTGATGATTGTGATGAAGATTCACCTGATAAAGTTTCATTATGTCACATAGGTGGTTATGAATTACTAAGAGATGGTACACAAACTGATACCTTCGATGACATAGATGACTTAAGGGTTTTCTTAGATGACAATGAAATTGAATATGATGAAGATATCGAAGATCTTCAAGAGCTTGCTGATTCAATTGAAGACCAATGGCAAGAAAGATATGATGACGGTGGTGGCTCTGGGTGGATTGAATAATGCACCAATATAGAATAGGGTTTTATCGAAGTAAGAAATACATAATAGCTGGCACAACAGCTAAATTAAAATAAAAGGGTAAACATGATAAAGAAAATATTAAACACAATTGTAAAAGTAATTGAGGTCTTCATTGTACTCGTATTCATAATCTTTGAAGAATTAATTTGGAAAACACTCGGTGTACCAATTAAGAACTTCTTCAATAAACTTGAGTTCTTAGATAAATTCAAGAAGATGGTTCAAACAAGTTCAGGATACGGCTCATTGGGTATATTTCTAATCCCATTTGCGGTTGCTGAATACTTGGGAATTTATTCACTTAGTCTTATGTTGACTGGTTCAGTGTTCATTGGTGTGTTAGTCTATATATTGAAGGTTCCAGTTGCTGCGATAGCATTCTGGTTGTTCGCAATATTGAAACCAAAACTATTGGCAATCGGTTGGTTCAAAGGCTTGTATGAGTTAGTAATGAAAGCGTTCAATTGGGCTAAAAACAGAAGCATATACAAAGAAGTTATGGCAATGGTTCGTCTATATAGAATGAAAGTCAAATCATACATTATGAAATTCAAGACAAAAGACGGGTTCTTAACAGAAATGGGTACGATTTATGACGCAGTAAGAAAAATATTCATTGAAGATAAAGAAAGTAACGGTGCAAAGAAATGATCAACACGTTGGTCGAGTTTAAGGCAAAAGTCCTTGAACTTAGACATGGTTTCGAAAGACAAGAAAAGATGTTGTACGGTAACGGGAACAGAGGTACTCAACAAGAGCGTAGACAAGCGTTCGGTAGTTTTTTACACACAGAAAGTCCCAATGAACCTAGAGTGATTGAATTTTCTATGGGAGAATTCTTACCACTTGATAGAGTACATATGGAAAAACAAAAGGAAAATATATTCCCAAAGGGGTTAATATGAAATGGTACATTCGATACTTAATCGCAGTTTCATCAGTCAGAGCAGTTTTCTGGGTTGGTGGTTTTGATATATTTAATAGAGGGTCTGAAGCTGGGTTCGCATTAATGATGTCTTTGTTGGGTGGTTTGGTTATATTTGGTATATCTGAAATCGTAAGGATGGATAAAGTATGATTAAAGTAAAATTGAAATGGCAAGAGGAACGGGTATTAACCGATCTTATACATAATTTCCAACATGATAATAAACACTGGACTTCCGAAGATGTACCTGATTTAAAGATAGTAAAGAAAATATTAAAGAAATTTAGTAAAGCAACCAGAATTAAGGAAAAGTAATGACACAATCACTTAAGACAAAGGGTAGAGCACTCACATACGCACTCAGACATGCTCCTCAAGAATTTGGTATAACATTGGGTGAAGGAGCTTGGGCTGACATCGAGGACGTCCTCAAGGGTATTGGTCTAACACGTGAAGAATTGGGGCTTATTGTTAAGTCAGATTCCAAAGGTAGGTTTTCATTCAATAACACTGGCGTCCTTGGTACTAAGATCAGAGCTAATCAAGGTCACTCAGTTAAAATTGATCTACAACTTGATGAGGTATTACCACCAACAAGATTATATCACGGTACTGTAGAAAAGTTTTGGCAATGGATTAAGATTGATGGCATTAAGAAAATGTCAAGACATCACGTACACCTTTCAGAAGATAAAGAAACTGCTATTCAAGTAGCTTCAAGAAGAGATACCAAAAACATCCTATTAACAATCGATACTGAAGCAATGATTTCCGATGGGATTAAATTCTATAAATCAGAAAATGGCGTATGGCTAACTGATTATGTGGACACTAAATACATTTTAAGTTAGTATTAATTTAAACGAGATAAAATTATAAAAACACACTAATTCTTCATAGATAATATGGTTTTTTACTATTATCTATGAAGAAAGGACTAATAAATTGAAAATTACAACATTCATTTCAGATTTTACATCATCTAAAGTTCCTAAATCACCATTCGGTAATAAGGAGTTTGAATTCACTACAAAAGATTTAAACTTAGAACAAACTTTGGAGATAATGAGAAATGAATTCTATCTAAATCGGAATTATATCATTAATGAAACTTCTACAATGAGAAGAAGTAAATTCCACCTGAGAGAATACCTTAACGATAAATTGGAATTTGTAATAGTAGACTTTGATAGAGTGAAGACTAAATATGCTCAAAATATGATTATTAATTATTTTAAAGAAAATGATTACTATGTTGGGGTGATACCATCTAGGAGTCATAATGGTGTTGATAATTTCAACCTTAAGGCAATATTAAAGGCTAGAGGAACTAACAACAGAGCAAGTATATTGGGTGTGTTAAGGGAAATGAATGAAACTTTATTTCCATATTGTAAAATAGACTTAACGAGTACGAATGAAGGTGCGTACCAAGCTCCAAGCTTTTCCAAGGGGATTACCCTATTACAAGAAGGTAAATACATACCAACATATCGCCTTAAGGACATTGAGAGAATTCATATAGAGTTAAATTTAGGTGAAACTCACAATAAAGTAATTGACGCTTGTATTGCTGAATATTCACTTAGAGGATTTTCAATATCAAACATTAATGAAGAGAGAGGGTTGATTACATTCTTTCACCCGAGTGAGGTAACTCCAAATGGTTATTTCATGTTCATATCAAATCCGTTTTATATGAACCATTTCAATAAAGACAGAAGCTTCAATGTATTTGACTCAGTAAAAAATGATAAAGATGTTAAGGATTACTTTGAAGCAGTTCGTAGAAAAGAGCGTGAAACGGAACTTTCTGGTGTAGGTAGTTCTCAAAAAACTAAAATTATAAACTCACGGTATATAAAAGTTGGTAATTCCGAAACTGATTTCATAAATGAATGGTTGGACAGTGATGGGCTATTCAAATTAAAATCAGCGATGGGTACTGGTAAGTCGAATGTCATTGATAAAGTAATTGAAGAAAGTGATAGGAGAGGTTTAAAGGTACTTCTTGTTACCAACAGAATATCAGTGGCAAAAGATTTTCAGTCTAAGTATGATATCAAATTATACTCTGATGGGAAATATGAAATGGGTGACGATTTAATTGTTCAGTTCGATAGTCTTTGGCGTTATAGTCTAAAACACTTTGACGTAATAATTTTAGATGAATTTGTTTCTATAATGTTACATTCAAGAAATTCGATGGGTGAGTACGGCAATCTAAATAAAGTGAAATTAATGTATGCTATGAGAACTAAGCTCTGTATGGTCGCTGATGCATTCCTATATGGTGTTGAAGATAACTTAATACCAACGAAGCCTAAATATTCTTTAGTGAACGAATATAGAGAAAAATTGAAATTATATGAATACCCTGATATTGGTACGATAATTAATAATATTCGCACTACAATTGAATCTGAAAGGAAACTTGGTAGAAAGGTTACTATATCTTGTACAACAAAAAGTCTCGCTAAGGCAATTGAAACCATGTGCGAAAACGATGGTTTCAAAACCTTAGTTCTTTCAGCAGATACATTAGAAATAGAAAAAAGTGACATATATGAAATATTTGAGTTAGAAACTCATGATGCTTGGGATGTGTTCATATATACTCCGACATTGACTGTAGGCTTGTCCATATTGAATAATGTGAAATTTCACTTCCATATAGATGAGAGTATGACAGCTGATGTAATAAGTTCCCTACAAATGACTAAAAGGTCAAGAAAAGCAGAAGAAATTCATTATTTTGTAAAAGAAAGGAAACGGTACTTAGAGACCGATGTAGAAACTCTGAACAACGAGGTTAGGGACAACATAGAGCTATACTATAAGAAAAGTAACAGCCTTCTGATAGAAATTGATAAATATGGTGATTTCGTCCTGAGCGAGGTTGGTAGATTCATGAATGAAGTAGAGGTGATATACAATAAATTGGAAAACGATCATAAACACAGTTTCCAATTATTGATGAAACATCAATCGAATCAACTGATTAATTTTGTAGCTGAGGAAAAACACACGGTGAATATAAATGATGTGAAGAAAGAAAATAAAAGATTAGAAATTATTTCAATGAAAGAAACTCTCAGAAATCTAAGTGATGTTGAATACGACTCAGACACAATGGAGGAATTCTCACAAAGAAACCACATAGTTGGTAACAAACAAAAGATGCAAAAGCTTATGAGTGAAATTAATAAATCACTTAAGGACGGGACTTCTAAAAAGATATTGAAGGAAATTACCGAAATGGAAATTACGAAGGGGTTTAAGTATCTCACGAAATTAAAAAGGTTAAAATTCTATCTAAGTAAAAATGAGGCAGATGTAAAATCATTAATGAGTTACATCGTTTCTGAAAACACACTTGACAAGTCTGGTCAAACATATTTTAAATATGTGATACAACTTAAGAAGTCTGGGATAAAATTGAAAAATAAGATCACGTTAAATGAAATTGAAAAGGTGAACTCAAAAATAGGGTTTGGTGATTTCAGGGCGTTCTTAGTGAAGATAGGTTATGTTAAGAGAGGTGGAATTCATATTTTAAATAGTGAATTCCTTGAATTTACTAAATTCCTTAAGTAAAGTTTAAGGATAATTAGGGTATAATATAGTATAAAATTGATAAGGAATTATAATGGAAATAGATACAAATGATGGTGTAGAAATTACAATTAAAGATATACACAGTGGTGATGGTTACGCATATGCAAAATCAGACCTAATTGGTAAGAAGTTCAAAGCTTTTCTAACTACAACAAGTGCTGGTGCAGAAGGTTGGTACATGATTGCTGGTAATTTCATAGATGTCACTGGACACGATGAAATAGATAACGCTGGAAAGGAACAACCAATAGTCATATCAATGGCTAGATACACAGTATAGGAAGGGATATGTCGAAGAAATTTGAATTTAAAGAATTAACGGACAGAGAATGGTTACTTCATAGACCACAAAACATAATAGGGTCTGTGCAAGAAATAAAACAATCTGGGTTCAATTTAAAAAATGATAAGTTTGTATTTGAAGAATTCTATATTGTTCCAGGTCTATTGAAGCTATGTAATGAAATTGTAGATAACTCAGTTGATGAATTTATTAAGACTGCTGGAAAGTACGCTACAAAAATAGACGTGACAATGACCGATATTTCAGTTAAAGTTAAAGACAATGGTTCAGGAATTCCAGTCATTAAAAAAGGTAAACACTACATCCCAGAACTAGCTTGGGGAAGACCAAGGGCTGGTTCGAATTTTGATGATGACCAAAATGAAGGGCAATTAGGAATGAACGGGGTTGGTAGTTATGCGACTGCTGTGTTTTCTAAGGAATTTATTGGTACAACTTGTGATGGTAAAAATAAATTAGTTGTAACATTTAAAAATAATTTAACTGATATAGATGTATCAAAACCAGTTAAATGTACCAGAAGAGGTACGGAAGTTGTTTTTAAACCAGACCTTGTGAGATTTGGATTAACTAAAATTACAAGCATCTACAAAGAAGCAATCAAACAACGGTTGATTCACATAGCGTATAGTTATCAAGGTATCACTTTCAAGTTCAATGGTGAAGTCATTAAATCTGACCCAAAAAGTTATTTCAGTAAATTTGGTGAGAATGTGACATTATTCCAAGGTAGTAATTTTTCAGTAGCATTCCTACCAAACGCATCAGATGATTTTAGATATTTCAGTTATGTGAATGGGTTGTATGCATCGAAAGGTGGTACACAAATAGATTATTTCCTAGATAAGACTTTACCAGTAATTAGAGGTAAGATATCTAAAAAATATAAAGATATTAAGAATGGTGATATCAAAAATAAAATGACGATGATTGTAATCTTCAAGGGCTTTAAAGAACCGAAGTACGATTCACAATCTAAAGAGATGTTTACATCACCTCCAGGAAAGATTACAGACCATATAGGTAAAATAGATTTTGAGAAATGGGGAGAACACCTTTATAAAAATAAAGCCATCATTGATGAAGTAATAGAAATCTATAAGATCAGGGAAGCATACAAAGAAAAGAAAGAACTTGATAAGTTGAAGGGTGGAAAGAAAAAAGTAAAATCTAAAAAATATTACCCACCAACTCATAAAAGAAAGTACCTAATGATTTGTGAAGGTGCCTCAGCATCAGGTGGACTCATGCCAGCACTTGGTAGAAAAGAAGTTGGTTATTATGAATTGAAAGGTTTACCATTAAACGCATATGACAAGCCACAAAAGGCTTTCAGGGCAAACGTAGAATTGTCTGAATTATACCAAATTCTTCAAACTGAAGACTATGAATACGCAATATTCGCTACTGATCAAGATTTGGATGGATTTAAAATCAGGGGTTCACTCATTGGTTTCTTTTCTAAGTATTTACCAGCTTATATCAAACACGGTAAGGTCGGTATGTTACAAACACCAATTATGGCTGAATTGAAAAACGATAATCCAGTAAAATGGGTATATGAGATAGACAAAGCTGACACATTGAAGGGTCACATAAAATACTTTAAGGGTTTGGGTTCTTGGACAGAAAAAGGTTTAAAACACGTTGTTAAGAAAGATGGTCTTGGTAAAATGATAGACTATTTGGAATGGGATGATAACGCACAAGAATCAATTGATAGTTGGTTAAACAGCAAACGTTCTGATGATAGAAAGGATATGATTAGAGCGAATGACTTTGATTTGATAAAGCTATGATGTTCGATATATTATTAGAACCTCAACCTCAGATAGACAGATCTATGGATAGGGTAGAAATATTCACTGATTTTAGGGGGGAATTTCTTGTAACAAAGATATATGAAAATTCCAACCCGAATATGAGCAACTATGAATTGTTCAGGGAAATGTATAGTAATTTAGACCCAATGGATGTAATTATAGACATGCCCGACTTAGAGCCAAACAAAAGATATTCATTAGAATTCAGGGTTGAAATTGAAACTGATTATTTCAACACAGATTCCGATTGTTATGTGTATTACAGAGAAGGTACATTGAAAGAGCTTAAGTAAGTCTTAAGCGTAATTTAGTATAATAAATATTAATGAGGAGAAGATTTGACAATAACACATTTTTATTCAACTATGTATGTAGACGCAAGTTCATACGATAATTTAAGAAAGATCGCATCTGTAACAGATGGGTTAAAAAACTCTGGTAGAAAGGTTCTAGCAACCGTTCTAGACAAGGGAGTTAAAAAAGAAGTGAAGGTATCAAGGCTAAAAAGTACTGTATCAGAACACACTGAATATTTACACGGAGAAGATAATCTAGCTGGTGTGATTGTTAAGATGGCTAGAAGATATGTTGGTGTAAATAATTTACCATTACTCAAAGACCAAGGGAATTTTGGTAAGAGATTCATTAACGATGCTTCAGCAGATAGATATATTTCAACTGCTGGAGAAAAGTATTTGGAATACATTTACCCAAAGGCAGATAATGAAATTCTCATCAAACAAGAATTCGAGGGAGTTAATATAGAACCAAGATTCTATGTACCAATTATCCCGATGTTATTAGTAAATGGTTCTCCTTCCGCAATTAGTACTGGATTTGCACAAATCATATTACCAAGAAAAATTAAACCAATTATTAAAATGGTTGAGGATTATCTAAAGGATGGTAAGATAAAAGTTCCAAATCCAGGATGGGAAGGGTTTAAAGGTAAAGTCTTTCAGGACAATATTAATAAAAGAAAATGGATTGTTTACGGTGTATTTAAAAGAATTAACTCTACGACATTAGAAATTACTGAACTCCCAGTTGGTTACGAGCTTAAACAATACACTGAAATTCTAGATGTTCTTCAAGACAACAAGGTCATAACGTCGTATGAAGATTTGTCTGACAATGGTGAGTTTCATTTTAGAATAAGAGTTACTCGGAAATTCTCAGAAATGACTGATGATGAAATTATGGTTGCCCTTAAGATTAGGGATGCTGGTAAACAATTAGTAGAAAACTACACTCTCATGGGTGCAGATAACAGGGTTGATGTTTGTAAAACTCCAGAAGAAATATTCGAAAAATATATAGAAGTGCGGTTAGAATACTATATATTAAGAAAGGCATGGTTAATATCCAATTCCATATATGAATTGAAAAAGTTAGCTTCCAAATACTTCTTTATAAAAATGGTCACTGAAGACCAAATTATAATTAACAAGAAATCTAAAGATAATATTGTAGAACAAATTACAACATTCGACAAGATTTTACCAGATGAAGATGGTAAATATGAATTCCTACTCAGAATGCCACTATATTCACTAACTTCAGAAAAAATGAATGAATTGTTGGATGAAATTAAAGATAAAAAGTTCCTATTGGACGAATATAAAAAGACTGAACCAACACAATTCTGGTCTCAAGACATAGAACTTCTAAAACACCATCTAAAATAATGTTTTATTAATTCATTAAATAATAAAAATGGAATGAATTAATGGAGGAAAAATGGGTAAAGATATTACTACAGAAATTATAGAAATGGAATTATTTGATGGTGAAGAAAAATTAGGTTACTTCGAAGAAGAAGATACTGGTTATTCTGACGTATCAGCTATGACAGAAAATATCCAAGAAGAAACTGAAAATTTAGTTAGGGATAGGAAAATCCCTGAAAGAACAATTATCAGTGAAATTAGTACGGCTGAACTTGCTATAGATTTAGCAATGGCAAACCTTGCTAAACAAACTGCTGTTAAACTTCAGAAATTAGAAGGGTTTCTTGGTAAGATAGAAGATAAACTTTTCAATGAAGATATCCTCGAAAATATGAATAAGGGAGATCTTCTCCTATTATATACAAATACAAGAATGATGCGTTCTGATGCATTTAGAATGATTAGGGAAATTAGAAAAGATGTCGATTTCAGTACTCTTGAAGCTAACCTACTTTCACTACACGCAAAAGAATCAATAAAACACGCTACAGACGACTCCAATGATGGTATGAATAGTATATTACAATCATTATTGGCAGATGAAAACTTTTTACAAACTGCTGAACAGTCACAAACTGATGCTATGAATGAAACCAAGGAAGATTGATGATACGAGAAATATTAGAAAAAATTGTAGACAACGGATTTAAAAATTTACAGAAGTATATTGTTAAAAAAGAAAATAAGAATGATAAGCTGTTGATATATGTAAATTTTGAAGATGCAGATGCTGTAGATAAAATAATTGCTGATGATAAACTATTGACGAAAAGCCTTAATGTTAAGGATTCCACTGGTAAATATAAGACATATTATTTTGATATGTTAGGAGAAGCTGATGGGAGTTATGGAGATTTGGGTGTTGTACCAACTGCTCCAAGTAATTTAGGTAACAAAGAAGATCCTAGAAAAAAGAAAAGTCTATTTATAGTAGACGGTGAAGTAAGAGAAGAGGAAAAATAATGTCTGCTTATGCTTTAAATGATGAAGTTGTTTCGAATTTAAAAAACAATGATCTAAAGCATTTATATGACCTTATGGCTCAGTCTGGTGGGTACACACAAACCCCACCAACAATTCAGGAATTTTTAACAAATGAATATTATCTTGGTGGTTCTCTAGATACGGGAAATTCAGTTTTCCCATTTTGGAAGAAACAATTAGTAGATATTTACCCAACACCGTTTTATGAAACCAACAAATACAAAGTTGTACTATTATCAGGGGCAACGGGTATTGGTAAATGTAATGGATTCAATCAACAACTTGAATTTAAGATGTCTGATGAGGATATAGAGAAATATGGTTTAGAGGAATATGTGACTTAATGCGGAGCCTTCCAGTACTTACTCTGAAATCTTCATTGGTTTCAGTGAATAAAAATTCTCTCTTTACAGAGACTTTATATGAGTCTGAAACTTATAACGCAAATAAAGATACAACTCAGGTGTTAAGTGATTTTTACCAAAAGAATGCTTACACAAACACTGAACCTGGAATATCTAATACGATGTTCAAAAAGGAAAAAATGAATTCGACTAAAGAAATTGGTCGAACCCACTCAAAGATTTTTGGTGGAACTAAATTGGATTTGAAGGACTAAATGAAAAATATTAAAATACCAATAGGTGTATTATATGACAAACTTGGAATTGTTCACACTGGTGACGATGAACAAGTACACGATACTCCTTGTGATTTATACATAAAATCCCCAGATGGGTACACTCAGATAGAAAAACTTGTAACCAAGAAGGCTGATGTATTTGAATATGAATTAGAAAGTGGGTATACACTAGAAGTAGCTGACTCTCATATAGTTATACAAAACGGTGAAGAGGTTTTGATAAAAGATGCAGTGAGTATCGATAACATATCCAACAAAAGTAATAGAGTAATCAACAGTACTTATATCGAAAACCAGACCGTGTATGATTTTTCATTACCAGCACCACACCTTTATTGTACTCCAGATGGGAGTATTCACCACAATACCACAATTGCATCTATTATATTTCTATATGACCTTTGTAGGTTATTGTGTTTAGATGAACCCCAAATAAAATTTAAACTACCAAAATCAGCTAAGATATTTTTCACACTAACAAACTCAACTATTGAAAATGTTGAGCAAGTAAATTATGATCCAGTAATTTCATTGGTGCGAGAATCACCTTTCTTTAGATCAAAGTTTAATAACACAAAATCCAGATCATCGTTATTCGTGAATAACATAGATATTAATATGGTATCAAGAAAACACCAATTAGTCGGTAAAAACGTGTACTCAGCTTCTTCGGATGAAGTAAACCAAGAAATACAACGTGGTGGTTCCAAAAATATCATTACAGAGATGTATAATAGAATAAATTCACGTTTCTTATTGGATGGTAACAAATGGCCAGGAATGTACACGATGATATCATCAGCGACGACTGAGGGGTCTTTAATTCAGAATATGATAGACAACGCCCAAGATACTGATGAAAATACTGATTTCTCCAAAAAAGATATATTGGTTGTTTCAGCACCAAGATTCGAAATTCTGAAACATAAGATAAATTATTCAGGGGTTACATTTAAGGTGTTCATTGGTGATTATCAATCGGATCCATTCTTTATAGAAAGTGATAATGATCTGATACGAGCAACTTCATACGACAGAACAAAAATTCACGAAGTTCCAATAGAACATAGGAAAGAATTCGATGATATTTATGCTGGTATTAGGGATGTACTTGGTCTAGCAGTTTCTGATGTCAGAACCTTCATACCATTTAAAGAGAAAATAAATGAAGCAATGATATTACAAAGTAGTATTGGATTGGATGAAGTTATATTGGATAAAGACAGTAAATTAATAGACTATTTCGATAAAGAACGAATTGATGGTTTCCTTCCAGGAAGTCAGAAAGTTATTGGGCTGGATATTGCGTATGCTGGCGATAGATATGGACTTTCTATGATTCACATACATGATACTGTTGGTGATAGTGAATTAAAGGAATATGAGTATTGGGTAGATTTTTCAATAGGAATAAGACCACCGAAAGGTGAAAAACTTCAACTATATCAAATTAGGGATTTCATTTTCGAACTCCAACGTATGGGAATTGGTATTGAATATGTTGTATCTGATAGTTTTCAATCTACTGATACTCTACAACTCTTGGAAAAGGGTGGAATTAAAACAATTATGAATTCAGTCGATAGAAAGAAGGATGCATATATAGCCTTCAGAGACGCAATTTTAGAAAGAAGGATTAAAATGCCTTCTAACAGTATTCTATATAAAGAAATAGTATTCTTGAAGGAAAATGATAAGAAAATTGATCACCCTGATCATAATCAAGACGGAACTCCAGGATCTAAGGATATCGCCGATGCTGTGTGTAATGCTTTATGGATAATGGGTACAAAGGTGGAGTACAAACCATACATGAACAAGAAATTCATTGATGAACTTAGTGAAGCAGTTGGGACTGATTGGGAAGACGATGATCCGTTCTCACATATATTCGGTGAAGGTACAACTGGTAATTTTGTAAATTAATCAGTTTTTTATATCATTAAATAGTTCAAATCAAAGGAGACAAAATGGCAATGTTTAAAAACTTATCAGACAATTTTGCTAACTTAACCAATAAACTTTTTGGTTGGCAAATGGCTCTAGACCCTGCAGTTGCTGCTCAACAAGCAATGAACCAAGGTAAAATAGAACCGTCTGTAAATAATATATTATTAACTAAATTTTTAGAAATTAGTGAAACTAAGCGTGGAATTATAGAAGATATTGACTCTATAAAAAACTTCTATTTCAGTCAGATGATTGTAGATAGAATTTTGGATGATGCTCTTAACCCTACTGGGAATGAACATAAATTGTTCGATGTTAGGATAAAGAATAGTATCGGAGAAGTTGATGAATCAGCTTCTAAATTAGCAAATGATTTTATAGATGAATTTAACATTCAGAAAATGATAGTTGATATCGCGTCTGACTTACTATATTATGGTGAGTATTTTATACGATTAGATGTGAATGGATTAGGTGAAGAAGATGCGTCTAAGAAAGGGATTATCACTATACACGATGATGTTGATATGACTACAGCAATTCCTGTATTTAGGGATTCTGATGTAAGTTATTTTTTATCACTTGGTGAAAAGAAAATAGAAACTGTTCAACCAACAGAACTTATATACTTCTCACTACCTTCATCTAGAATTAGAGTGAAAGTAGATGGTTTAAATGATAAAGTATTGTATCTTAGAATGGGTAAATCTGTGTTGTACCCAATTTACGGGTTAATAAAAGAACTTAAATTCCTAGAAAATTTAGTACCACTTGGATTTATCAATGATGCACTCGCTACTAAATTGGTGTCCGTGTCTGTACCAATTAATACAAAACCAGCAGATGCTCAGAAAATTGCTCAAACATATGAGAAAATGATTAATAAAACTCTAAAGGTTGGTACAGCAGATAAAACTGATGATGAAATCCTGAAAACTATTGGTGCAAGAGTTGGTGATGTAAAAGTTATTCCTAACTTTGGTGACAAAGGTGAACTTCAAGCCGAAGATTTCAACTCTGAAAATAATTTTGCTGATATGAATGACAAAATTAATGACATTCGAAAGATGGCACTAACTACCATTGGTGTACCAGCAAGTATTATAGACGAAGAAGGAATAAAATCTGACGTTATTAAAGACCACATCAGATACACTAAGAAATTAAAATCAATCCAGTTTGCACTTAAAGAGGGTTTACAACGAATGATTATAGTTCATCTATCAAATATTGGTTTCAGAACATACCTAAAGGAAGATATTGACATAGTATTCTTGAATATCTTAAATACAGATGACTTAGAAAGACTTGAATTTATAGATTTAACAGTATCTATGGTAGATAACTTTAAATCATTTGTACAAGATTTCGAAGATCATGATGAAATAGAAATTAATATGGAAGAATATGTTAAATTCCTCAATAAACAATTTAGTACAATGGCTGGTTTCGATATATTAAAGATGAAAGAAGATGAATCTAATGAAGATTCAGGTGATGATGAAAAAGGGAGTAGATGGTAATGAAATTTAAAACTGCTTTAGATGAAGTGCAATATAAAATACTTGGGTTGAATGAAGTAGAAGTTAGAAAAAGATTAACTCTAGCAACTCAACATAAGGCAAAGGACTTAGAGAAATCCAGAAATATGAAAAATTCATGGAGAAGAAATAAGGCTAAGATTAAGAAAGGTGTTAATAAATGGCACAAATCTACTGCTGGTAAACGATTCCACAGAGCTCTTGGGCGTTTCAACGCTTTAAGAGAATCAGCTAATGCATACTACACAAATGATTTAGCTCCTGGACAGAATCACATATCAATATCTATGTCTCAAGTAAATGACGCTCTTTTAAGCCTTAGTTCCATCGAAACACACCTTTACCTAGAACTACAATATTACGAAGCTGACGCTCAAGCTATGGTCCAATTCCTAGAGTTATTAGAAGCCTTCGTCGAAGATTCAAGTGAGATTAAATCACAACTGTTATCAGCGTATGTTTCTGGTGAAATAGAATCAGAAAGTTATAATGTATTGACTGATATGGTTCAATTCTTCCAAGACCCTAAAATGTATATGTATGCAAAGAGAGATTTAGTTGGTTTAAAGAATGATTCAGATGATGATACGTTCAGAGCTATGCTTCAAGCAATTCAAACCATTGACCCTTTGGCACCGAGTAATGAAACGTATGATAAGCTCGATGAAAAATTTAATGATATTCTCGGGATTAAATAATAAAAATTCAATTAGGATAAGTTATGAAACAATATATATATGAAAATCATGATGTGAGTGGGTTAGTAATAACTGAAGCATCTACAAAACAGTTATCTGAGGGTGTGTTATCAAAGGTTAAGGGTGCTTCATTTTTTCTAGATGGTTATTCTAGAAATGGTAGATTCTATCCTAAATCTCTTTGGGAAAACTCTCTAAAGAATCCAGAAACAAAGATGGCAATAGAAAAGGGGCTTATGTTTGGATGTATAGGACACCCAAAAGACTACAGCCTTGATGAACTGTTGGAGTCTGGTAAGGTATCACACAAAGTTACTAATATCTACATAGATAAAGCATCAGGTGAAGGGATTGCAGAATATGACATCCTAGATACTCCGAGTGGTAGAATCCTAAATACAGTATTGAAATCTGGAAGTGAGATGTATGTGAGTACTCGAGCATTCGGAGGTTTCACTACTGAAACAAAAACAAAGGGTGGAAAGAAATACAAAATTCTAGATGACAAAAACTTTGTCATTGAAAGTATAGATTTTGTCATTCAACCTGGATTTTTGGAAACAAAGCCAAAATTAGTAGAATCTTTGAGAGAAGACTTAGAACTACTTAGAGAAGATAAACATGAAATAATATGTGAAGATGGTTTATGTGGTTTAGAATTAGGTGAGGCAATAAATGAAAAAGAGGAAATTGAAGTGTTAGATAAAAGTGTATTCGAAAATTTATCCAAAGATGAAGTTATAACTATGTTAGAAAACGTTATATCCGAAAATAAAATTTTAAGTAATGATAAAGTCCATGAAGATGATTCATCAAGTAACCAAGATGACATGATGGTATCAGCAAAACTAATGATAAATTATGTTTCTTATGTTGAATTATTAACTAAATTGGTTAGATATAACGTAGAGTTTGAAAAATACTATGACCAATTAATAGAGTTTTTAGACAAAGATTCTAAATTAAGTACGGATGACATGGGTAAATTGGATGAAATTTGTGCGTTGATATTGAAAGAAAAGGATATCGAAGAATCTATTGTTACTGTGTGTACAAGAATTACAGAACTTGCGGCAAAGATAAATGACGATGGTGAAAAGAACGACAAAGAAGATAAAGAAGATAAAGAGCCAAAGAAGAAAGATAGTGGGGAAGATAATTCAACTGAAGTTAAGGCTAAAGAAGAATCATTTGTAGATTACGTTATGACTCTCATGAAGCCAGAAGTTGTGGTTATGGAAAAGATAACTAAAGTTCAAGATGAAAGTCTTGTACGTGAACTCAATGGTCAACTTCTACAAATGAAGGAAGCTACAAAGTTCCTCACTCAAAAATTAGATGAGGAAATGAATAAGGCTCCCAAGAAGGAAACTATCACAGAAACTAAAATTGAATATAAAGTTCCGAGTGAGATACATGAAAAGATTCTCAAAGGTATGGAACAAAATACTTCATTAACTGAACAACTTGAAGGTGAAACAGCAAAAAGATTGGGTGTTGATAAAGAATTAAATGAACTTAATACACAATATGAAGAACTTGGAGAAGAACTTGACAAAGTTACATCTGATTTCGAATCATTAAAAGAATCCATTGAAGAAAAGGAATCGTCAGATAAGAAAATTTTCAAAGAGATACTCGAAGATAATAAGAGAGAATTGAAAGTAAGTGAAGAATTTGCTAGCGAATTGAATGAAGAGTTGGAAGATCTCACTGAACAACTAGAAAAGAAAAATGAAACTCTCGAAAAATATAAAGGTGTGTTGGTAGAAACTTCTGCTAAGTTTTATGCAAGCTTCTATAAATTGGAAATTCCTACTGTTAATAAGTTAATGGAAAGATATACCAATGAAAAGGATCTTAAAGAAGCATTATTGAAAGAAGAAAAAATGAACCAAAGAACTCCGATGAAAACAAAGGAAATCACAGTACCAACATATAATGAGAACCATAGACCAGAAAATAAAAGGTCTGCATCTAAAAAAAGTTTCTTAGAAAACCTTACTCGTTAAGGTTTTATTAAGTTTGCTTATTAAATAACTGTAACAAGTTAATATCAATGCGTCTATTCAGGTAGCAAAAAATGCCTCTTGACATTTGAAACAAACTAAAAATTACTAATCCTTAGGAGGATAAACGTGGAACAAATTAATTTAACAGAAAAAGTAGAACAATACTTTGATAAATACAAAGACTATATGGAGTTTTACGAAAGTAAATCAACTGTAGCAAAAACTAGAGGTGTTACAAACGAAGATCTTTTTGCACTTGGTACACAACTTGAGCAATATGATTCATTTCAAGCATTTTCAGAATCTAATGGTGGTTATGGTGACCTTGGAATTCTTCCAAACATCGCACTTGACGTAATTACTGCATCAACTGCACAATCTCCAATTCCTTTAATTGCATCTATTCAACCGTTGCAAGAGCAACAAGGTACAATCTACTTCAAGAACGTTGTAGCTGAAACTACTAGAGGTGGTGTAACTACAGAACAAAAATTGGTAGACCCAATTCATGGTAGAGTAAAAAGACCAGTTGGTTTTGCTGGTGAAGATGTTAAAGGTGAAGAAATCGGTTCTGCTGATGGAACTATCGTAACTTTCTCTGGAACAGTTGCTTACGCTCCAATGAGAAAAAGAGAAGTAGAAGTTATATTCACTGTTGGTGGAGTTGCTGGTAAACTTATTGATGATGGTCAAGGTAACTTGATTGGTGTTGGTGGTTCAGGAACTGTTGGATACGAAGACGGAGTTTTCTCTGTAACTTTCCTTACTGCTCCAGATGATACTACAAAAGTAACTATTAACTATGCAACTAACTTTGAAGCATTAACAGAAATTCCTACAATCAGATCAGAGTTCGACTCTATCGGTGTAAGAGCTAGAACTTATGCACTTAGAAGTGATGTTGGTCTTTTCAAATCTTACTCATTAGGTAAAAGATTCGGAATTAACGTAGAAGAAACAATGGCTAAGGACTTGACTCAAGAACTTACTACAGAAGTTGCATCTAACGTTGTAATGGAAGCATATACTGCTGCTACTGGAAACACTGATTGGTCTAAAGGTGCACCAGCAGGAATTTCATTCACAGAGCACAAATTAACTTTCTTTGACGCACTAGCTTACGCTGAGTCAATGATTCTTTCTAACGCTGGTAGATCAGGTGGAGCATCAGCTCTAGTTGCAGGACACCAAGCTTCAGCTCTTATGAGAACACTTCCAGGTTTCAAACCAGCTGGTGACTTGAATGCAGTACTTGGTACTCACTTCTTTGGTACACTTGACGGAAGACCAGTTCTTAGATCTTCAGTAGTACCTGATTCAGAAATCCTTATGATTTCTAAAGGAACATCTATGTTTGATACATCAGTTGTATATGCTCCATACCTTCCACTATTTGTAACGAATATGACAGACGGTATTGATCACAACCCATTGAAGTCTCAAAAAGGTGTTGCACTACAAGCTGGTATGATCGCTCCAGTACCAACTCTTATCACTAAAATCTCAATTGTTGCTTAATAGCAACCTTGGGAAGTGACTTGTAGTCAATTACAACCTCGTACTTAGAAATAAGTCCGAGGTTTTTTGCAATAATGGATATGATAAAAACAATTGTGTTTTGTTTGATTATATTACTTTTTATTTGGTCATTAAATAATCGTAGTTAAACAAAAATCAATTAAGGAGATTTTATATGAAGAAAGGAACTTATATAGCTGAAAGTACAACTGAAGGTTCAGTTATGTTTAGAGTAGATGGTTTTCCATACACTTTAAGAAAAGGTACTGCAGTAGAAGTAGAAATTAAGGAAAGATCAAAGGTTACTTATCCTGCATCTTACATGACTCTTACTTTGAAAGGAGCTAACCAAAAATCTGAATCTAAGCCAACAGTTGCGAAGAAAGAGATTAAGGTAGAACCGAAAGTTGAAGTTAAGGTAGAAGAAACGAAAGTTGAAGTTACTGAAGAAACAACTAAAGTAGAACCGAAAGTTGAAGTTAAGAAAGCTTCATCAAGAGGTAGAAAAAAGTCAGTTAAAATTGAAACTGAAGAAAAATAAGGAGTTCATAGATGATTAAATTAAAAGAACTCGCTGAAATTTTGTCGGCAAATGAGAATCTTACAGTAGAAATTACTGAAGCAGGATTACTTGTTACTGATAAAATGGAAGAAGGTAAAGTGATACCAACAGATCTAGTAAACTTTGTAAAAGTATATGAAAGAGAGCCAAACATTACTCCTAAAGGAAAAGGATATGTGATTAACACTACTGAATTCAGTGGTCAATCATTTATGATGCTTCTTATGAGTGTTTTTGGTGCTGAATATAATTTCAAAGTAACTGGTGACTTTCAAGTTACTGCCTCTCCTAAAGCGAAAGAGGGTGTTAGAGAAAACATCGAAGAAGGTATGGTTTCTAAAGAAATTGACTTTGTAGCTATTGCTGAAGCAATAGACTCAGAAGGAATTAACATTGAAATTCATGAAGACGGATTAAAAGTAGAGTGTGCAAACAAATCGGAAGTTGCTGAAGCAATCGATGCACTGAACCCAGAGCTTGTAATAGAAATTACAGACGATGCAATATTAGTATCAGGAGAATAAGATGGCAATTAAAGATTTAAGAAATTTAAACGAAGCAAAAATTAAACTAAGTGAAGCGAAAGAGCTTTTAGAAAATGACGGGTATTCTGTTGTAAAGGGTGAAGTAGAGATCGATGAGTCTTCTGCAGTAGCACTTGTAAAAGAAGCTGGTTATACAGTAGTTGCTGAAGCTGATAAAGAAGCTGTTGATGCAGAATTCAAAGAAAAGATCATTGAAGGTCTTAAAGAAGACGGTACACTTGTGATTACAGAAGACGAAATTGACTCTGTAGAAGCTGAAATGAAAGAAAAAATCATTGAAGGTTTTAAAGAAGATGGAGATCTATTAATTGCTAACGAAGATGTTGAATCTGTAGAAGAAGCAATGGAAGAAAAAATCGTTGAAAAACTTAAAGAAGATGGTATGACTATTCTTTCTGAAGAAATGATGGACGCTATTGATGAAGAACTCGAAGTTATGGTAGCTGAAAAGGTTGAAGCTGGAGTAGATGCACTTATCGAAGGTATTGAAGATCTTGAAGAAGGTGAATTACCACAAGCACTTAAAGATGCAATCGCTAAGAAAAAAGCAAAAGACGGTGACAAAGACGCTGACGACAAGAAGAAAGACGAAGGTGAAGACGACAAAGACGCTGACGAAAAAGACGCTGACGACAAAGACGACAAAGACGACAAAGACGCTGACGAAAAAGTTCCAGTGAAAAAAGAAAGTAGAAAAGAATCTTTCCTTGAATCTTTAATTGACGGTCCTGCACCAGTGGCTGCTGAAAAATCAGTGAAAAAATCTTTCCTTGAAAATTTAGCTAACTAAAATTCCAAACGATAATGGAGGTCTTAAATGACTATTGTAGATCTAAAAGATTACCTCCTTATCAACTCCCTACAGTATTTCGTTGGGGCTGATGATATAGAGGTCACAGACGAAATATTGGAAGGGCTTATTAAACGTGCCATATCAGTTTACTCAAACTGGCGTCCACTGTTTGTAGAAAATAACATAGAAATTAGAAAAAATGTTACTTATATGAAACAAGATGAAAAAGGCAGAAATATCCTCAACATAACAAATCTCTATTATTATTTACCTATAATGATGGGAGAACAACAAGCTATAGATTGGAATTGGGATTGGGACAGATCATCTGGTATGTTAAGAACAATCATTACGGGAAAATTTGTAGCGGAAATGTTAATACAACCTAAATTTGAGGACATGACAGAAAGTGATCATGAATTCTTAGAAATGGTTTTAGGGTTATATATGATGTATGTCGGGTCCAGTAGAAAGGCGTTCTCATTTGGGGATCAACCTTTTGAAAATGATGGTACTGATATACATAGTGACGGTAAGGAATTATACGAAAACACAGTTGAAGCTCTTAAATCAGAGCAAGACAATTGGTATCTATCGATACTATAATGAAAAATGGAGAAATAATGGACTTTACAGAATATTATTCTTCGGGTGAAGAATCGCCTGAAGAAACACCCGAAGAATCGAGAGACACAAAGGTTATTGATGAAGGTTTGGTTGATGTATTATTTTCAACTCTCAGAACAAATTTAAAAACAAATGTATCTGGTCCACTGATATACTTTAGATGGGAATGGATGAATACGAAAACTTTCTTTACTCTCAGAATAAAGAAAAACACATTCAAGAGTTTTATGGATTGGATGAGAAGAATCGAAGCTGATGCATTTGATATAGATGAGGATAAGACATGATCACTGAAATCTCATTTGCTATGCATACGAAAAGAAATTATATGGCAATTAAACACCTGAAACATTTACAAGGACTTCCTTGTAACGTATATTTTCCGAGGGCTGATGTGGACAAACCTCTATACAATGACTCATCACAACAATACCAATATAAAGAAATCCCTGATGCTGATGGTAGATACTTAGTTACTGGAATTTACGGATTACAAGAACTCACGGGTATTGAATTGGAAGGATATTCATCTTTTAATGACGATGAAGGGTTAATTTACACTATTGGTGAAGATTTGTCGATCCCTAGGAATTCTAAAATTGAAATTTTCTTTTCTGAAGGAATGAAAGTATTTAGAACACAAGACACAAAAATTGTAAACGCGTTGAGTGGTGACCCATTATATGGTATTCATTCAATAGTACCAATTATATAAGGAGAAATGTATGAATGTATCGTCAGCAATTATAGGATATCTAAATCATATCCGTTTGGAAACTCTAAGTGAATTCACAATTTTAGACAATTACATATATGACGAAAGTCTAGATTTTAGGGGAAGAGCATCTCAGTTCATTGCGAGAGAAGATGTATTTCAGAAATTGGAAGGAAAGGCTCCGAAGGATTGGATTTTTATAATTTGGAACAGAGGTTCATTAATCACGAATGATACTTCACACAATAGACCTTTGAGGGTAACTGTTGGTACAATCGACCCAAAAAAGATAGACTCTGAATGTAAAGTGAGAATGGGTAAAATTGATGTTGAGATGAAGATAGTTACAAACAACATAGAAATAGCTGAGAGAATAGAAGAATGGTTGCACGTATTAGCAGGAGAATCAGTAGTATATGAAGCAGATTACGGTACAGAACTCGGTGTGATGAAGTGTTCAATTGATTCTGAAGCATCTACTTCATTCGAAAAGGAAGATTTAGCAGAAGTTGGTTCTACAATTAGTATTGGATTGCAAGCAACTATCAGTTTTCCAGTAATTATTGGACTAAAAAAGGCTGATATCATAGAACACATTCATAATAATATTTGGGGTGATGTTCATTTAGATTCAGAAAAGTTATCACAAACCATCATTGAGTAAATATTTACTCAATAAGGTTATTAAATAACTAAAATCATAAAATAACAAAGGGGTCGATTAGACCATAATGTTTATTCATTAAATAAATAAAATCAATAAGGAGATTTTAGGATGGCAAAATTAATATCTAGAGCAAAATTCCCAATCAATGTAAAGTATGATGGGAATAATATGGTAGTTTCTCCAGGAGAGAAAGTAAATATTAAAAAACCAGAATTACTTCCAGCTGAATTACCAGCAGGATTAGTTCTATTAAAAGAGGGAGGTCAATAAGATGGGAATAGGTGGAGCAGCAAAAGTCAGCACGTTTGAGAAATCGTATGCAATGAGAGTTAGTTCAACTGGTGGAGTTTATAATTCAATTTTAATTCCAGCAAAGAAAGGTCCAATTAGTACACCAGTTCTTATTAGTAGTGAAGATCAATTACTTAGATTATTCACACCAAATAGAAAAGTGGAAGTTGGTTACAACATGGCTTATTACAGTGCTCTAGCAGTACTTGATTCAGCCGACAAATTATGGGTAACAAGAATTGCCAATGGTGCGTTAAGAGGTGGGGTAGAAATATTCGACGACAGTAAAGCAACAGCTTGGAAACAAGTTAATGAAACATCTCCAGAAATGAAATTGATAACTTTTTCAGTAGAAGGTATCACTGATGGTGGAACTTCTGTTACAGTAACTTCAATTACTAATGCAATTGAAGCTGATTTAAATGGTAGACAAATTAATATTGAAGGGATTTCTGGAAGTTACGAAGTAACTGCAGTGAATGGTTCAGTATTAACTCTTGGCTCTGCTATTACATCGTCTGTTTCGTTCTCAGGGGCTGGAGCTGGTACTATAGGTAAATCTGTAGATTATATTGGTTTCGACGCTGACTTTGGTGCTGGAGGTAACTCTACAGATGTAATCGTATCTAACCTTACAACTGGATTACCATCAGACATGCTTAATGCATCTATCACTTTTTTAGCAGACGGTACTCCGTTCACTAGAACTGTAATTGCTGTATCAAGTTCAACATTGACTTTAGATGCTGTTTCACCAGCTATCACTGTTCAAAATGGAACTGGTTACAAAGGTACTCCAGACATTACAGTAAGTGTAAGTGGAATTGTAGACGGTGGAGAAACTGTTCAATTGGCTGGAATTAATCCAACTCACTTAACAACTACTGATATAGACGGTATGACTTTAGATATTCTTGCAGAAATGTCAGATAATTCTACTTTAGCACTTTCTTCAGTGGTTTCTGCTCCAGTTGGTTCTACTATGACTGTAGTCGCATTCAATAACCCATCGCTTGTAGATACAGCTACAGCTAAAGCACCTTATGCAGAAGCAGTTGCAGTTGGTTACGAAGATGATACTTCAGTTAATATGACTGACGCTTGTTTCGCTCTATCAGCAGCAGACGGTGGTGAATGGTCAAAAGACATCAGAATTGAAATCCTTAAGGGAGTTCAAGTTAGAGAACCAAACGCGTTTGAAATTAGAGTTTTTGGAAAAAATGATTTAAATACTCCTCTAGAGTCTTTCATTTGTAACAGAATTCCAGGTTCAAAGAATGGTAAAGGTAGAAATATGTATATCGAAAATGCACTAGAAAGATCAACATTGATCTCTGCAGTAGATAACACATTAGTCGATCAGGCAACTCTTCCTACTGAAACTGTTGAAAGAGACGTAGACGGAAAAATTGTTAAAAGAAATTTCATTAAATTAGTTGCTGGTGACGATGGTGACGCAGTTACAGATTCAAACATGATTACTGGGCTAGATCTTCTAGACAACAAAAATAGTTACCCAATTTCAGTTATGTTAGATGGTGGTTGGGCAAGTCCAGCGTATCAAATTAAGATGGCTCAGGTATGTGAAAAAAGAGATGATTGTGTTGCAATCCTTTCAGTTCCATTCGAAAAAGAAATTACAACTACATATGCTACAGATATTGTAAACTACAGAAACTTAGAAGTAAATATCAATTCATCATATGCTGCAATGTATTCTTGTCACGTTAAAATCACTGACAAATTCAACGATAGAGAAATATTTGTTTCTCCAGATGGTTATGCTGCGGCAGCAATTAACTATTCTGCAAGTAATTACGAAATCTGGTATCCTGCGGCAGGATTTAAAAGAGGTAGATTATTTGTTAATGACGTACTTAAGAAATTTACAGACGGTGACCTAGATTTCCTTGCTGAAAATGGAATAAATACAATTAGATTTGCTCCAGGAAAAGGAATTGCAATTTGGGGTCAATATACAATGACACACCAAGCAACTGCACTAGATAGATTGAACATTAGACTTCTATTGAACGAAATTAAACCAGCAATTACAGAATTCCTAGATGATTTCTTGTTTGAGCTTAACACTAATGATATCAGAATTCTTATTCAGTCAAAAATTGAATCTTACCTATTTGGTATTAGATCAAGAAATGGTATTGAAGCATTCGACGTTGTTTGTAATGATTCTAATAACTCTGACCACGATAAAGAAAATCATGTATTAAACGTAGATGTTTACATTAAACCAGTACAATCTATCGAATACATTAATTTTACTACTATTCTTACTACAAGTGGAATAGAGTTTTTAAACATATAAATAAGGAGACAATACTATGGCAAAAAGACCTTCAATAGAAGATGTTAGAAATTTAGGGGACTTCATGGTCTCCAACCTTTGGGTTATTCAATTTACTAACCCAAAATTAGGTGGGGCAAACTTTGATGGTGTGAATATGAGAGCAGTCTCTTTCGAAATTCCAAAGAGATCTGGTAACTCACTAGAGATCAACATCAGAGGGGCAAAGGTTAAACAACCTGGAGATTACGATTACAGTGGTCAGGTTACATTAACCCTTGCGGAAACTGAAGACGATGCGTTTGCTCATGAGCAAATTAGATTATGGAGAGAAGCTATTATCCAAACTAATACAAACTCACAAGAAAGAAAAGAAGATGTTGAAATCGATATCATTATCTATAGACTGAACAGAGACAATACAGTAAGTAGAAAACTTGGTACAAGATGGAAACTAAGAGGTTGTTTCCTTGAAGATTACGAACTTGGTGATCTTGCAGATGCTGGTGATGTAATTCAACCTACATTGACAATATCTTATGATTATTTCTATGAACTTGGTGCGGGAGTACTTCCTGGAAATGATATCCAAAAAGTTCAAGATAACAATTCACATATAATTTCTAACTAGGATTATATGTGGCATTAGTTAGTGTAGAGGGGCTGAGAGGGATTCAGTGGGATAAAAGTAATCAGTGGGATGTACGGATCGATGGTCTTCTTCTCAGAAATGGTAGCTTGAAAATTTTCCCAGCTAATGACCTCGAGTTGACATTTTTCGGTATCGAAGAAGAGTCGATTGGAAGTACGGGACTCTCTATGCCCAAAACTAGAACAATCCCAAATATAACACTATCATATATAGACACTGAGATTATGGAAGTAACTCGTTTTTTCACTGATTGGCAAAGAGATATAGTATCAGCAGATGGATACGAAGTATTGCCACAAGATGAAGCTATGAAACTTATTGTAATTTCTAAGTTAAATTCTAAGAAAGAAACTATATATTCATGGTCAGTTTGGGCTTACCCAACTGGCAACATTCAATTTCATGGAGATTCAGATGGGTCTATCCCGATGTATTCCGTGAGTTTAACAGTAGTTGGTGGCTCACTTAAGTGGGCTAACTAACTTCCTTTCCCTTATTATACCCTA